CGGACATTGTAAAGGATCCGAACTGCATCCGAGCGGCCAAAGTGATGAGCACTGAAGAATACGCAATCAACCGAGGCTTGTCGACCTTCTGGGCACGACGGAGTTCATCCTTAAGGCCAAGGATATAGGCAATCCATGGATAGGGATCGCCCTTTGTGAAAGCGAGAAGCGCATCTAAGTCTGCCTCGAGAGAAAATTCTGGGTTGAAATCCAGGTCTCCATCGAGGTTGAGACGCTTAAAGAGAAATGCGCGACCCTTTTCGCCAAGGGGTTTGAACTGGTCATAAGGGTAACCAGCATTACGGTTGAGGGCAAGACGTTTGAGAATCTTGTCCATCCACCGAGAAGAGCAGGCACCATTAAGAGCTTCGGATTTTGTAAGAACCCGAGGAGGTTCGGCAGTCACACGTAGAGTGCGGGCTTGCTCGACCATATGCTCAATACCGGGGCCAGCAATTTCGTCAGGCCAGGGAGTGGTTTTAGCACCCTCTGGCGCGATGTCAAGCATTGCCTCGAACGTGCGCAAAGCAGCGGAACGTTCGCGGTTTGCGAGAATTGCTGGTCGATGAGTGACCGATCCAAGAAGAGGATGTTTGGCAAGGGCGAGGTTGGTAGGAGTAAGTCTACTTTTCCCATTAATAAAGCGAGGATGCTTCATCTCTCCAAGATAGTTAAAAACAGTCTTAGAGGCGGAAGTGAATGGAAGATTGCGAACTGGGGGATCCAGGGAGGGGCAATCCAGTTTAGCTTCAGGTGCATAAGAAACTGCAAATAGGTCTTGGGAAAGCGCGACAGCGGTGCCACGCTTATCTAGACCATCAGTGCGAGTTCCTGTATGCAACCCAATAACATTGGCTGTTCCATCTGGGAAAAAGGCGACTACAGGAGCACCACAATCTCCGGGACATGAATGATGATCATAGGAAAAGTACCCGGGAAGAATGAGGTGATGAGGTTGGGCATCTCCCCTAACTGAATAAGGGATATGCTCGCTTGGATAATTGAGCTCAGAGAGCATGAGGTAAGTGTCATCAGGATCGATGACCGGTGCACGGACAAAGATCGCTGCCATAGCTTTCTCGACGGGGAAATCGCGAGAGTCTTTGGGGATCTTAGACCTCAAGTCTTTGAACTCAGGAATAAAAGCGGGGAGTTGTAAGGATACGAGATCCAGGAAGGTTGATCCAACAGGGACATGCTTGAGAGCAGCCGACTTGAAGGACACATTGTGGGAAGTTCCCACACAATTCGAAATAGTAAGGACAGTACCATCAGGAATCATAACCTCTGGATGAGCGTAGAAAAAGTGCCGAGGCACCCATAACTGACGACCACCTGGTGACCATGCATACATGCGAATTCCAAAGCGTTGGATTCCACACACGTTGCCATGAACTTTCCGGAGGGAAGCGGACATGGATTCGATGACTGCAGGTGTAAGGCGAACATCACGGGGGGACGTGATGAAGCCCTCAGGGGAGTAGTGGCGACCATTACCCATAACAAAGTCCTTGGGACCAGAGTTACCGGCATGGATGAAGCGGCGATCTTGTCGCTGTTTGCGGCCACGATTACGAGAGCGATCTAGCTTTTCCTTGCTAGGTCCACCAGATGCATCTGGTGTGAACATCTCCTCCTCATTGAAAACGGGGAGGAGAAGTCGTGCTGCACTAGCAGCAGCTCCAATAATAGCACCCAACACAAACAAAGCTTTTCCGAGCTTTTTGAGATCGAGATCGTAGTACCAACTACTAATTCG